CAATTACAGTGCCTTTTTTCTGGTATGGATAAACCTTTTCATGTCCTTGCATGAAATAAAATTTCCCACCTTCAAAGTCATCATTCAAAAATGCAAGAACCGTAAGTTTGCGACAATCTTCCGCAGTAGGGTCTAGCATTGTATCCACATGGGTTGTGTATCGACCGCCCGCAGGATACTTTAAAAACTCTGCTTGATTAGCATGGGTAATATCAAACTTCCATGCTTGATTGTTTGCTGATAATCCTGCTGCCGCTAACCTGCCGCCTATGTCTTTATATACTGGCAGCATAATACGTTCAACATTACGAATGTCAGTATTGATTGCACCTGTGCCTTCACCAATAACAGGCGGTAGTTTTTCTATTGCATCTTGATCGTAGGTTGCAATTAATTTATTGCAAGCATCTTCCGTCAATATGTCTGTGTAAATCCACTGGTTTATTTCTTTTGATTCTTGCGGCAAATTCAATGATGGTCTTTTGTCAAACTTCCAATCAGCATATTTACCGTTTGCATCTACATAATGCAAAAACACTTGAGCTTGCCATTTGCCTTCAGTATATTTTTCACGCCAATGATGCTTAGTCATGCCATGATATAAAACTGCATCACCCACTTCCATATCAATTTTGCTTGCGTTTGCTTTGTCTGCATCGCCCATATAAATAGACCATACATCACCTTCAAAACCAAGCGTGATGGTTGCGCTTATCTCGCATGATTCTCTGTCTGTATGAATAACCAATTCATCGTCAGGCGCATAAAGTCTAGCGTATGAATATGTCGGATAAAGTTTGCGACCAGATGCTAATTCAAAATGCGGCAATAAATCCACTAGCAATTTATCAAATACCATTGCGCCATGTATTGCTTCAGACAATGGGCATTGTGAATCTTTTGTTGTTTGTTGTTGCTCAATCAATAATTTAAGTTGTTGCGTTAATTCAGCACATGAATCTTTGTGCAAAAAATCTTTTAAATGCACATATTGGTCAACTTCAAATTGTCTTATCTTATCGCACATTTATTGTCCTATTCTGTAACTTCAGTTATTGCGTCATCAATTACATCATCAATTATTGGTTGCTGCGGTATTGGTCTGCATTGCTCTTGAATGTAATACCATTGATCTGCAACGCAATCATCTTGGCAAGCAGTCCAAAACAAAGGTTGTGCAACCTCAAAAGATATTGATTCAACTTGGCAAATTCTTACACCTTCATTGCCTAAATAATCGTAAACTTTTTCCATTGGAGATATTAAAGCCAACATTAGAAAAACTCCTCAATAATTACAATTCCATTTGCGCCTGTGCCGCCATTAGAACTAAAACCGCCGCCCCCACCTCCACCATAATTTTTGCCATTTCCAGCCGGAATGCCTGGTCTGCCGCCACGCCCACCACCTCCTAAAATAGAAGAACCGCCATTTGCTTGACTTGAATTAACGCCACCAGTACCACCTCCGTCAGCACCACCAATATTAATTGTGCCACCAGAACCCGTACCGCCTAACCCACCAACAGTAGGACCCGGTGAACCATTAGCACCTGCTGTTGCGCTTGCAATAGCACCAAATGAATTAGTGCCTGCGCCTGCTGTAACAGTTTGTGGGGCAGGTATTAATGGAGCTTGTGCATAATAAATAGCCGCCCCACCTGCCCCGCCTGCGCTACCTACAAAAGTTGGAGAGCCGCCACCAGACCCGCCTGCGCCAACTACGGTAACTTTAATTGCTTTTAATGATGCAGGTTTTGTATAAGTACCGGGAGTTGTAAAAACCGTCATTTGATAACCACCACCCGCACCCGCAGCCGCAGCCGGACTAGAAATCCATGCAGAGCCACTCCATAGCAATACATCGTTTGTGGTTGTACCTGCAAGCATAGTCACTTGTGATGTGCCATTACCAAGCAATACAGTACCCGAAGTTAATGTCGCTCTGCCTGTGCCGCCATTAGCAACTGCGGTAGTATTTACTAATCCTGTGCTTGCATTAAGCTGCCCCGATGTATTTACTTTGTTGGCTAACTGCCCTAAATTAAATGCTTGCGTGATTTTGGGTTCCTACCTTTCTTAAAAAATCAGATTCCCAAAAAAATTGGTATCCTTGATGAATTCCTGCTGCCGTTGATTTGCAAATTTTATCTCTACTTGCACATCTATAAACTTGTCTTGCAGAAAAACTGCCATGATTTTCTATGGATTTTCTACCATTAAATTTTAATGTTGAATTATCTTTTAAATTTACAGCAATAATTGGTTCTTTTGCGGGTTTCCCCAAACCAAATGAATTGCCCTTCATAAAATTAGATTGAGCAATTTTAAAAGATTCAGGTTGTTTACTTCCAAATCTACCATCACCGCCATTAGTTAAATTGCACAATTCATGTCCAATTTTTTTGCAATATTGAATATAAATTGTTTCTATAATTTTTGCTTGAATGCTAGACAATCCTGATTGCAAAATAAAAACCGTATAACTTGTCTTTTTTGATATTCTATTCCACCAAGAATTTCTACCAAGTTTGCTATATGCCCTATCAAAATCACCCATGCCAACATAAAAAATTGAATTATTATCATCTCTAATATGCAAATAAACAACTTTGTTATTTGCTGCTTGCGTCATGCTGCACCTGTCCTGTCAAATGTTTGTTGATTAAGTACATTAATATTTGAAGTTGGCGTTACTGCTAATGTATAGCTGCCACTTGCTGTAGTAAAATCTGTTCCCATAACCATCAAGCAGCCATTATTGTATAACTCAAAAGCATTAACGTCATAGGAATAATTGTAAGAACTAACACCAATTGCTGTGTTAATTGTAGATAGTGCATTTAATCCGGCAGGCGTTCCCAAGTTACTAGGCGCAAATTGGAATATTTGTAAATCACCTGTAATGGTTGATGGAAAATTGTTAATTGTATTAGCAACCAAATCATAATCTTGGTCATTCACAATAACGCCATTCAAGAAAATAACTTCCGAGCCTGATACAAACTGCCATTCTGTAGGCGTGTACGTTGATGCCCCTGATACCGTTGCGCTAAATCTTGAAAACGCAGGATAACCCGTTGCAGCCGCCCTGTATCTATAAATAATTGCGCCAGATGTTGCAGTAAATGAACTTGTAAAAGTTATTTCACTAGTAGCATAATTAACGGATGAAACAGTGTATAAGGTTGGCGCACCAGTATTAGCAAACGCTAATTGGTCACCCGCATTAATTAATTGATGGGTAAGATTACTAAATGTAACCGTAGCCGTGCCTGAACCGCTTAAATACAATATGCCTAAATCCTCGTAATAAATAGACATATTCATTGGTCTAAATGACAAGATAGCAACCTGCTCACCTACTACGCAAGCTGTATTCATTGTCACATCTGTGCTTGTTTCTGTGTAGTCGCTTGTTGGGTTTAACAATAAACCGTTTCTAAATACCCAATCTTGTCCAGTAATGTAACCAACGCCCCTTGTTGCAGGAGTAAATACTGTTTGCCCTGCGGTTGCTGTAAATTCTTGGCTTGTATAATTAAATTCGTCAGGCGCAACCAATCCAACCACCCGACCGTAAATGTCAATCGTAATGTTTGCGCCACTACCTGTGAATGTTGTTGCCCCACCAAAATCTAAAAATGGGAATAAGCCGCTAACCATTGTTCCATCAGGATTGTTTGTGACTACAAGCTGACCACCACCTGTGGTTGTCGTTCCGCTTTTTGTTAGTTGTCCTGTTCTAAGGTCTAAATCAATATGATTATCTGTTCCTGATAAAGCAGACCAAGCCGAACTATCATAAGTTGACGTTGGAACAAATGCGCCAGTACCCGCAGCTTGTGATGCAGGAGCAATACCAAAACTAAATGTGCGCCCACCTCTATTTGTATAAGCAAGGAAATAAACTGTGCCAAATGTAGGTTGTGCTAAATACCATGTATAGTTACTTGCAACCGTACTAAAGGTTTGATTAGTAGAATTAAACAAACCGTAATAAGATTTTCCTGTAGGCGATGCAGATAAGTTTGTGCCATTAATATCATCGGCATAAGCAACAATTAAATACTTTTCTGGGTAAGTAAATGTTGTTGGTCTCCATTGCAATAATGATGATGCAGGAGAAAAATCGCTTGAGCCAAGCTGATTAACCATGCGAGAAAAGAAATACCAATCACCAGATGGAATATTTGTAAGAGTAATAATTGGCATTGCCGTTGACGGGTCATACGGATTGCCGTTCGATTGAATGGCGGTTGTGCCTGCAAAAATCCTTTGTGATGCTGTTGGGCTTGCATAAGGCGAATACCAAATTTCCGCATATTGAACTATCCCTGCGGAGCTTGTAGTTACATTAACTTGAAATGATGGGTTAGGCGCAGATGATTGTGCGCCACCAATAACAGGCGCAGGTATTGTGCCAAATGTTAATGGGTCACCTAATCCAGTATTAGGCGCAGGCGTAAATTCTGTAATGTTTGCATCATCAAAAACTAATGGATTAAATTCAAGCAGCGCAAGCGTAGCCGTTACTGAGCCATCATCACTAAAGTTTTCAGTTACTTTTGCAACTCTAAATAACTTATCTACCCATCCATAATTAGGGTTTGTAAATGTAATAATATCGCCTGCTTCAAGCTGTATGCCTTCAAAATTAATTGTAAGCTGTACTTGTAAATCTTCTCTGCATGATTCTAAAAATCTATTGGTAAGCAATTGCGCTCTTACATTATTATTAACTAGCTGTAATGTAATTTGCTGTTTGTTTACTGGTTCATTTGGGTAAAGCAAAGTTGGATTAATTACCGAAAGGTCATAAGTTACAGATGCAAATGAATCTTGTTCTGAACCATCGGGAAATTTAACTTCAGCAATATTAAATGAGTTACTAATATCAAGCGGAGATACTTGAACACCAGATACAACATTAGAATTATCTAAAGCCATTGCAACCGTATAAGTAGGTTGCTGAACAATAACGCCCCATTGTGCAGTTATTTCATTATATTTAACCAAACAATCGCAGCTTGATGCCATTAGCTGAATGTTTGTCATTATTGGCAAGTTTGTATCTAATGTGCCATCAAATTGAAACCGCTTTAATGTTTGCACAAATCCACTGTAATCAACATAATTAATTAACGCATTTGAATAAGTGTTTAAAGCGGTTAATGATGTGGTGTCAATTTGTGCTGTAGTTAATGCTGCACCGTATTTTGTAGAAGTTAAATAATCTAAAAAACAATCGCCCGGTGCTTTACGTGCATTAGTAACTTGAAAGCGCATTTGATCTAATCCACGCACGTTAGCTGTTACGCTATACGTCAAACGCACAATTGCAAAAACGCAATTAGTCATTTGCTTTGTGTTATCCCATTTGTAAACTAAATCAGATGCAGATAAAACATTGATTGCACTATTAGGCGTGTTTACAGGATTGCTACTACCATTGCTATACAAATAAATATTAATCTTGCCATTAACTGTGGTGTCATCTAATCCAGTTGACATATCACGCAAGGCAATTACTTTAGTTAAATCAGTGCCATCAAATATTACTTTTTTCCCTGTGTAATAAATATCGCCAAAAGTAAATACATCTGGCGTTCCGCCTGTTTCTGTATTTGTTACTTCGCACAATGAAATTACATAATAAATTTGCTGATTATTACTTGTAATTGTCATGTCAGTTATTGCGCCACCTAACCATGCAGTGCCATAAACAATTGGTAATTTATTATCTGAAGCAGGTGGTGTTGTTACTCGATTGCCGGGATTTGGTACATTAGCCAAGCCGCCATCAAATGATGGTGCGTCAGGCGCAAATACCCGCGACACAATTGCAGACGCAACCAAATTGACTGCAAACTGCATAACAAAACCTGCGGTTGCATACCAAGAGGCAAAAGCTGAAGCGGCGGCAATAAGTGATGATGGCATTATTTAACCCATGTTTCTTCTAATTTACTTAGACCAAATTTTTCATATTTCAAATCAGGCGAACTAACCATTTTGCTCATTGTGTACATTTGAATTTTGCCAGACTTCATCATCTTGTCGCATTCTTCAATGTAAGAATACAAAAGCCTATAAGCTGCTGTGCCGCCTCTAAATTCTGGTTCTACCCAATACGCTATTTCGCTACATTGTCGAACTTTTGGATTCCATACATTAGGAATTATTCCGGCAATAATCATTCCAAAAATTACATTATCTTTTTCTGCCAATAAAATAAAACCTGCGCCAACCATTATTTCAGTAAGCAAACCTTCAATGTAATCTTGATCGTTTGCTTGTCTTAAAATTTCTATTGGTGCTACATCTCTATAATGTTTTAACATTTCAACAATGCGAGGAATGTCAAATTTGTTTGCTTGTCTTATCATGTCTTATCCTTTATGAATTCATTGGGGCATCTTTTCCAAAGAAATAATTAATGGTTGAAATATAATTTACTCGATTCATTGATGTGTCGGCAGAATTATAAAATTGCCACGAATTATTATTGGTGTATCTACCCGCTACCCTGTTTTGCAAAACTAATTGTATTGATGATGCTGAAACATTTACTACGCCTAGATACGATCTCATATCCTCATTCCATTGCTCATTAATGGAAAAAGAATTTACATAACCGTTAAAAAATTGATATAACCCGCCTGTGCCGCCAGTAGTAATTAACTCATTATTTGTATCAAAAAACCCATGCCACATTTCTATTTGTGAGCCTTTAATATCAGCACCCAAAACAAGTGAAAGCATTGATGTGTCAATACCTACAAGAGTAATTGTTGTTTCATTTGCGGTTGATTTAATGTCGCGGGTTGCTGCGCCAATACCAAGCAATTGACCTAAACCTGAAAATGGGTCTGTATCAACGGCAGGAATAGTTAATGCCGTTGGCGTAGTTGCAAAACGATAAGTTGCCGATGCTGTAGTAAGCCTAACAAAATCAGCATACCTAATATTGTTTGTATTATCAACAGGAGCAATGACGTTCACAGCACCACCTCGATTGCTTTAAAGCCACCATTCCAAGTTATAAATGAATCATTGGTCATTGGCACTAATGTATATGATGGGTATTCACGCAAGATTACAGGAAAAGTGATACCAGTATAAGTGCTGCCACCAAGACTAACTGTAGTGCCGTATTGACCAATTACCGCCCCTATTGGAGAAACTAACGTAGTCATGATGGTTCTATGCACTGGAATGTTTACCGTTGAACCACCGCCCCTTTGAACGTTTGCTGTGGCTATGTAAGCATAACGATCAATCTGAATAAAATCGCCTGTCTTAACTATGTAAGCGGATGAACTAATTGAAGGCAATGAACCTAGCACTAAAGTTTTATTTGCGCTTGCTATTTCAATCTGGCAAGCTGCCGCCTGCAAGCCTGTCATGTCACCTTGATAGTTGACGTAATTAAGCCAACCAGTAGAGCCAAAGTTTAAATAGCTTTCATATTCTTTATCTACTGTACGCAATGCAGATAACACTGCACGATTTTGAGAGTAAAGCAAATAATTCATTGGCTTAATCTCAAACTCAAATGGTTGCACAGTCAAAACTTCAGACGTATTAATTCGCCTATTGCGTGACAGCATTTGCCCAACAAATCGATGGTCATTAATTCCTACTGATTCAGCAACCGATAAAATAGTTTGCAGCGACATAATTACCTCGAAATTGGGACACTACGATTTGCCGATTGATAAGCAGCCCAAATCGTATCTTTATTTTTAGCCAAAAATGCTGTGCCGCTTTGTGTATCTATTGCAGACATATTTGCAATATAGTTGCCATTTACAGTTAAGCCACCACCACCGCCGCCTGCTGCCGCCATTTGCTGCCATGAGCCGTTAGGGATAACTGTGCCTGATCTGCTTGGCACAAATAATTCAGCACCATTTTCACCAACAATAGTAGGTGAATCAACATATCCACCTGATGCTTTTTTACCAACGCTACCAAATAAATCGCCGCCAATCTTACCTGCTGAAGTGCCGCCACCACCAAAAGATGATGATATAGAACCCCAAAGCATAGAAAAAATTGCGGATGCTTGCGCTCTTAATTCCATGTAAGCCAAGTCTTTAATAATGCTTCCAACTAATTCGCCAAATGAAAATTTGCCAGTATCAACAAACCTTCTTAATGCGCTTTCCATGTTAGACATTACAGATTGAAATGCCGCAGCACCTCTATCAGATGCTCTTGCTGCTGCTTCAGTGTAATTTTTTAATGCTTCATTCCAACCTGCCGACCATGATTTTTGGCGTTCAATGGATTTCTGTAAATTATCGTCTTCCATTTGATTTAATTCTTGGAAGTACAATCTTTGATTTTCTAAATTTTTATCTATGTATTCAACTTTTTTATCATAGATTTGTTTTGCCCTTACTTGATCGGCAGCATCAGCTTTTTCAAATTCAGCCAATGCAACAACCTTAGCTTCACGCGCTCTTTGCTCAATGTCTTTTAATCTTTGTGCTTGCTCAATGTTTAATTTGCGAGTGTTATATTCATTCTCAGAAATTAAATGGCGTTCACTTTCTAATTGCAATAATTGTTTTTGATTTAAAAATTCATTAGCCATTAATCCTTCATTGGCTTTTTGAATTTCTGTCATTTCTTTTAATTGAGCATTAAATTTTGTTTGGCGATCATAAGCCTTTGCAAGCATCTCTTGAAAATCTTGTTCTAACTCTTTTGCTTTTTCAGCTTCTTTTTTTCTTTTCTCAGCTTCTTTTTCAACCGCAGAAGTTTCGGAACTTGTTTTCTTTTTATATGCCCCTGTTGTTGGCGTAGCAATTTTTAATGGTTCTATTTTTTTGCTTTTAGGCGCAGCATAATAATTACCAACAATTGCACCTTCTTCGCCGGGAAAGCCGCCAAGCGCAGCACCCATATCAACTTCAATACCGCCGCCTTCAGAAACGTGTTTCCAAACATTAACTAAATCAAATGCGTGATTAACAAGAATAGCAAACGGTTGAACCATTTGTTGAACAAGCATTGAAATATTTTTCATTGCCTTTTCAATGTTGCCCCATGCTGCGGCATTATCCTCAATCGCTTTAGCAAGACCGGGATCGGCAACCTTTGAATATTCGTCTGCAAATGTTTTCCAATCAACGCCTTTAGCAGCTTTACCTAAAAGGTCTTGTGCTAATGCAGTGCGTTTGGTTGTATCCTCTACTTTAGATAATTCATAAGCAACCCGCTTAAACATATCCTCTAATTTAAGCGAATCAACATCTTTGCCAGATATACCTAATTTTTTAAAAGCATCGCGCATACCTTCTGCGCCATCTTGTGCGCCTTCTTGTGCGCCTGCTAATTTGGATAACATAGTTGTGAAGTTTTCAGCTTCACCGCCTGCACCTTGTATAGCAGCCTTTGCAGCAAGCAATGATTCAACTGTTAAATCAAATGCTTTTGCTGTGTCTGCTATTTCATCCGCTTTACTAAATGCACTGCCTAACGCATAACCAAAAGCAGCCAACCCAATTGCTGCCTTGCTTACATTAGCCATTAATTCGTCAGTTGCTTGTTGTGCAATCTTTAACTGTTTGCGCTGATTGTATTCAAATTCTTTTGTCTTTTTGGTAGCATCGTCTAGCCCCTTAACAAATTCGGAACTATTTAAACCAAGAACAACACCAAGACGCGCAATTAATGACATGATTTATCCTGCTTGCTTAGATTTATATTTGTCTAAAATAACTTTAATTTCTTGATTTAGTTTTTCTGTTACTTCAGTTTGTTTACTTTCCATAGCAGGGCGCAAATAAGGTCTTGCTGCCATGCGTACAGTACCAAATTCCCTTTGTACTGCTAATGCTGATCGCTTGCTCATTCCTTTAACATCAACATTTGTATTTCTATTTTTTGTTCCAAATTCAACTGCCATTGCTCTAGCGTCTGAAATATCATTAACATTTAATTTTGCCGAAACTGTAGCAATTACAACATCACCTTGCTTGACATATTTTGATCTTAAATCTTTATTTCTAACTGGTCTTGCGCTAACTTGTAGTGTGCGTTTAAGTTGCCCTGTATCTAAACCATGACCAACATATAAATTATTTTTTGCTTGCTCTAATACAATTTTCATTGCGTTTTTTGCGGCAGGAATTAAAACATTTTTACGCGCATCTTTAACGCCAAAATCTTTATTCATTTGATCTAGCAAATATTCAAATGCAGTAAATCCAATAAATTTAGTTTCCGACATTTTTTAATTTATCCTGTGAACCCGGCATCATAGAAATAAATGCAAGTAGTTTATTGTTTACATCATTGCGTTTTTGTTCTTCAGTTAATGGTGCGTAAATGTAATCATAAGCGAAACCAATTACATTTTGTAATTTATATGGTTGCTGATTTTGCGCTCTAATATAATTAAAAACACCCGCAGTTAAACTGCCGATTGAATTTAATAATTGCTTATTGCCAATAAAGCCATCATTCAAAGCAACCATCACTAATCTATAATCATCCTCGCTCATTGCGTCTGGGTTTGCCCCATGCGCCAACATATATGCGCGCGCTTGTAGGCGCAATGAGCCAACTAGTTTTTTCTTGTTTCCTCGTAGCCCGGCGAAATAACTTCACCAATTTTTCTTGCCACTTCTAATTGCACCGAAAAAGGAAATTCAGTTTCTATTTCTTCATAAGTCAAATTAGACATATCCGCGCCTTCAATTACAGGCACTAATAATTTAAACATTTCAACAACCCGCGCATTTGTTTGCGCTGTAAGTTGTGCCATTTCTTTCATTGATTTGTCGTTAATTATTACGTCATCATCCAAAAATTTAAAACTATCGCCCTCTAAAGTTTCTTTTTTTTCTAGTAAAGGCGCACATAATTTATCGTAGTGGCTTTGCCATTCAGCGTTTTTAATGCGTTCATTCATATCATTAAATTCTGAAGCAAGCGGAACACGCACCCGCAGCTTTTGACCCGCCATCATAAAGTCACGAATTCTTATGTTTTCAGTATTAATTTTTAGGGATTCTGATAGTTTCATGTCTTATCCTTTTTTAATGATGCCTGTATAAATTTCATTGTTTAGTCGCACTACATAATCGACTATTTCTTGTGGTGACATTTTGTCAGCATGATTAGCAGCAATAGAATGTGCCAATGCAATGCCTGTCAATTTTTGTTGTGGAAAACCAAACCAACTCTTAGGCGCAACCAGTGATTGCTCTAATAAATAGCTTAGTAAATCATTGCTTGATTGAATGTTTGTTGTCATATATTTTAATGTAGAAAAGCCCCCGTAGGGGCATTGTTTTTAGGTATTTGACCAACCGTATTGATTGCCGCGAGGATGTATCGTAAAGACACATTTAGCTTCTGCGCCGGGATCACTTTGAATCTGAAATTCAGAAACACGACCATTAAACGCATAAGCAACTGTGCTTGTGCCATCAACCGCAGCAACCACAAAAGTGCGATCAATAATGCCACTGTAAGCATCGCCACGAATTAGCAACAATGCAGCATCCGATGGATTCCATGCAGCCGTTACCGATAATGAAGTAGGCGCAGATTGAACTGGAATTTTATCTGATTGACGTGAACCTGCCACAGCATAATTCACAACGCCATCATCTTGACCAAACGCAGGGATGCTTTCAACTGGCACTAATGTACCTGCCGCGCCTGTACCGTTTGCAGCCGTACCTACAATGGTTGCAACTTGTGCAGCCCATACAGATAAATTTGCGGTTGATAATGCAGTTGGATTTGCGCCTGTTTGCATCCATAGTGATGCGGCAAAACCGGGTAGAACTCTATTTGGTGCAGCCATGATTAATTTCCTTTATACGTTATTAGACCAACCATACTGGTTGCCACGAGGATGAATAGTGAAAACGCACTTAGCTTCAGCACTTGGGTCACTTTGTATTTGGAATTCCGATACACGACCATTGAAAGCATAATAAACAATGTTGCTGCCATCAACTGCGGCAATGACGAATGTGCGATCAATAATTCCTGAATAAGCATCTCCACGCATTAAAAGAAGCATTGTGTCTGATGGATTCCATGCTGCGGTAACTGATAAAGATGTTGGTGCTGATTGCACTGGTATCTTGTCTGATTGACGTGAACCTGCAACCGAGTAATTTACAACACCATCATCTTGTCCAAATGCAGGTATAGATTCAACTGGTAATTGATTGCCGCTTACAGCAATAGCAGCCACATTAGCTAATGTAGATAATTGGGCAGTTGTTAATGCTGTAGGCGTTGCTAATGGTTGCGCGTAAAGTATCGCAGCAAAGCCGGGTAACACTCTATTTGGTAAAGCCATGATTTAATTCCTCGAAAAAGTTTAAAAGTCTGTCTTATGTCGGAATGTCCATTGTGCAATCAAGATAAATGGAATGTAAATTTATATCGTTCTCGTATGTATTGTAAAGCCAATCAATATCAAGTTTACTAATATAAAAACCAGTTACCCCACCAAACTGCCCACTGTATCCATGCAACGCCTGTATTATCGTATTAGCTATGCCGAACGCATCTTGCAATGTGCCTGCATATATATTGGTTTGGAATATAGGTCTGTCTATACCCTTCACCGATTGC